TGTGCGACATTCCAAGACGAGCGCCTTGTTTTCGATGGCAACAATGCATACTCCCGGTCAACAAGTGGTACGTGGGTTGGAAAGGGTAGAATTACGGCTTGCGAATATGACGATACTACCGCCTATAATAACGCATCAATGACGAGCGGACAGTTGGCAACAGCAACCGCGAACGGCTACCGAGTTGAATCATGGACCGAGATTGACCCCGACGTAACGGCTTCTAATATTTTCCATGTTTACAGCCGGGTTATTGATGTGGCGGCGGGTTCTGTTGTCGTTGAAAAAACAAGAATAACCCCACCGGCGGGAATTTCGGTTACAAAGGCACACGCTCAAAACAACGACAGCAACTATCTAAACCCTAACGTTCAGTGCGTAGCAATTGGAGACTATCTTTACACCCTCTTCAATGACTGCACGCCGCAAGCTCTCAGCCTAACGATTGATGGCGCCACCGATTTGAGCGGCACAACGAGGTTGGAAGTTACTGGTTCCAATTACAGCGGATTTTTAGAGAATGACGTTGTTACTATTTCAGGGTTTACCGGAGGGTCTGCCGGGTATAATGGGACGCATATCATTAACGGAACAAAAACAACGGATAATAGTTTTACTATCCCCGTTGCCTACGGCGGTTTAGTCGGTTCCGGGGTTGTTCAACTTGGCGCGACCTACTCACAGCAAAAAAGGCAAGCGGTATATTGCTCAACGGTCAACACTGGTAGCGGTATTGCTGCCGCCCTTACGCCTACGACCTTTACAACGTTAGATTCTAACCCCCAATCAGTCGGGTACGTTGCACCGGCTTTTTATGTGCATGGTATATACCCCTTGTGGGCCGTTGATAAGGTAGCGAATAATCAACTTGCAGACGGGGCGGTGGTTCTAAGGTATAACCCAACGGCCATTAGCTCTACCTCCTCGTCTGTTGCAAATTACCGCGTTGACTACTTCGAGGGAACGGGCGGAACTTTTCAGGAATGGGTAGAGTCGACGAGCCCCGGTTATCGAGGGCGAAACACCCCGATTACATCCAAGACTGCCTACTTCCAAGCCTCTGAATCAGGACACAATTTCACCGAGCGGACCTTAAGCCATATTGCCATACGTTCCGTTGACTCTTTGAATCAGATTGTTGTGGCGGCTACTTTTCAAAATGCGACAACCGCAACAGACCCCGAAATTTACACGCAGCTATACAGCAGCGCCCTAGCCCAAGTTGGGAGCGTTGGCTTTTTCGATACGGGGGATAATCGGTGCTTAAGTTCTGGAAGTTTCCACAAAAAAGACTCCACCGATATCTATTTCATTTTTACGGCTCAATTATTAACGGCGGGATCTTCGTCTACTCCAGACGATGGGCAAGCGGCGGACCATGCAATCTTTAAAGGTTACATGGACACCAACGGAAGCCCCAAGACAATTGAAGATTTTAGGCAGTTCTCAACAATCACTTCGGACTTGTTCACATACAATAACAAGATTTATTTTGGGGCAACCTACGCGGTAACACCTAATGCGGTGTATCATTCTGATGGGACTTATGATTTTCTTAATTTTGGTTCGTCTATCAACCTAATTTCAGACATAGACGGAAATATCATAGGAACCGGAGGAACGGGGTTAGGGGGTAATTGCTTATCGACGGATTGGGCAGCTAACGGAGTAGAAGACCGTACAATGTTTTGGAACGTTGCAAGAATTACTTCCTCTTCGTCTGGTGATGTCTTCTATTTTGGTGATTCAAAATTTAGCGCGAACGCTCAAGGCGGAAACGCAGCTTTTCAGGGTAAGTCTGTCTTTAACCCGGCATTATCTGAATTGAATTTTGCCCCACAGCAAAAGCTACAAAATGTTGAGGCGGGCGGCGCTCTTCTTTTGACGGGTGGGGTTCTTTGGTCTTACTCCGGCGACATCATGAAGGAGAACGGCTTTTTAACTTATCCACAGGTCAAAACGTTTTCAACCGCAAGTAGTGGAGGGGTCTTGGGAAATGGGGCTTATCAGTACAAAGCAATATTCGAATGGGCCGGGGCAAGTGGGGCAATTCATCGTTCTTACCCTTCCGACGCGTTCAAGATATCTCTATCTGGTGGAACTTCTACGCAAAAAGTAACCCTAACCGTTTACACTCCTCAATGGACTCAGAAGCGATTAACTAACGGCGTTTCTAATCCTCGTATTGTTTTGTACCGCACAACCTTAACCGGTTCCCTTTATAAGCGTGTTGCGAGTAAAGAGGTTGATTTTAGCGCTAGTACAATAACGATAGATGACGCAGCGGTAACAGATGCGGCAGCGGCAGACAACGAAACAATTTATTCCACGGGCGAAGCGGGCGACGTGTTTGGGAACATTGCGCCGCCATGCTCCACAGATATCGCACTACATAAAAACCGCGTATTCCTTGCCATTTCTGATGGCTCTGTTTGGTACAGCAAAAAGTTAGCTCCAAAGCTTGGTGCTGAGTTTTCCGATTTTCAGGTAAAGCCTATTGAAAACTACACCGGGAAAATATCTTGCTTGGGCGCGGTAAGGGATTATTTAATAGTTATCACAACGGAGCACGCTTATTTTATCGCAGGAGATGGACCTAATGCGGCCGGGGTTGGTTCCGACTTCTCCCCTCCTACTATTTTCGGGAGGGATGCGGGAGCATCTAAGCGAGCGCGGACCAATAGCCCGGTTGGTTTTATCTATTACGCAGACGGGGGTATTTACCGCGTAAGCCCTGCAATGCAAATTGATTGGATTGGCTCCCCGGTAGAGGATACCGTTGACACGTACAGCATTTCTCGAATGACCGTTAATGATTCCGAGGGTGAGATCTATTTTGGATGCGATAATGCAACCTATGGGCTTTTGGTTTATAACTATATATTCGAGGCTTGGTCAGCGTGGCGCCCACGTTACCCCGCTTTTGATAGCAACATAAAACCGCGTGGAATGATGGTTGAGGGCGGGAAACTTCAAATAGCTATTCCTTCCGGCCACTTGCTAGAGGAGAACACCGGATTTCAAGACATTGGCAGCGCTTCTTACACGTTTAGCCTTCACGTCGTTACGCCATGGATTAAGGCGCAGCAGTTTTTACACTTGGCCCGGTTTTATAATATTTTAATCAGTGGAACTTTTAAATCAGACCATACACTGAGTTGCCGAATATACAGCAATTACGACACATCAGTAACGGACGTTCAGACTCTTGATATTACTTCATCTACTTCTGAACCTTATATTTTTAGGCAACACATCAAAGCTCAAAAAGCGCGTTCTATTAAACTGGATATTGTCGACGTTCCGGACGGTGGAAGCTTTGAAAGTTACCAGCTTGATGGGTTAGCCATTGAATTTGGAATGAGGCGTGGCACAATGAAATTAGGAACCACCAAAACTTTGCAGGGGTAAGAAATGGCAGAAGGCGCTAGCAGGTTAAGCCAAGAAGAGATTGACGCAAAAAATGAGAGAATGGCTCAGGGCGATTGGCAAGAGAGCGATACTTGGGACATGTGGACCTCAGATGATGACGGTTCAAGCTGGAAAAATAGAGTTATGGGAGTTTTGGACCCATTAGGATTGATTTTTCCTTATCACGACAAAGAGGACGTGATGACTCAGTTTGACCCGGCAACGGGTACAAACGTTTATGACCGCAAAGTTGCCCAGGCTTTAGAAGGCTACCGCACAAGGGAATCCCCGGCAGACGTTAGAGCAAAAATGAACCTTAGCCGCGCTATCATGGCAAACCGGGCAAGAGGGCAAAGGGGCGGCGGTCCTATGAGCCAAGCGGCCTCAATGCAACCATTAGCAGGTACTCAAGGCAAAATAATTGGCCGCGCCGGTCGTCAAATGGGCTCGGAATCCGCAAAAAGAGAAAGCCTTTTAAATCGTGTTTATAGGGCTCAACAGGCGGACGCATTGAGGCGGGCGCTTTCTGAGAGCAAGAGGCGCGGAGCTATATTAGGACGAGATGCGGCCTTATCCGCTGAATATGACACGCAAGGCGCTCGAAATTTTGGGAACCTCTTAGGGGGCGTTGCTCAGGTTGTCGGCGGTTTGGATTTTGGGGGCGGCGGAAATGGCGGCGGTGGCGGCGGCGGTGGTTACGGACCAGTGCCACAATCACAAAGCGGGGGATATTTCCCCGAGGGCTACGGCTACGATTCCAGCAGACCCCAAGGGCAGGAATTTTAGGAGTTAAAAAAATGCCTAACTTTTACGACTTTTTAGCAAATCCTTCTGGGTTCTTAGTAGATCAATTCTACGAAACAGACGAGGCGCCAGTGGTGCCTAGCTCATTTGTGCAGCCCGTTGACCCTTACGCCGAAGAAAGCGAAGAGCAAGCCAGAAGACTAGAGGCCATTTCATCCGGGCAGCGTGACGACCCGAGTGTTAATAGGATGCGGCAGCAGTTAGCTCTAGCTCC